TCTCCGTTACAATACTTGGATGGAGTTCGTGAATTGGTCGAACGGAGAAATGATTCCCCAGATCATAGAGAACGGGAATCAGCTGCCCTACGTAGAATACTTCCCCATCGTCATCATCTCCTACGACACGCTGCGTCTGGTTCGCCCGGACGTGGATCTCGACTGGGAGAGGTTGAACGCTGTGGGTCTCGTCGGGGAAGAATTCACCAACGGTCGGACTGGTAAGAAACTGAAAAAGAACGTCATTCGTTGGGACGATGCAGTTTGCAGCCAGTTCAAATCAATCATTCTGGACGAGTGCCAGATGATCAAGAACCCCGCCTCCTCAAGGTGCCGTGCAATTAAGAAGATTGCCTCTGCATGGCAGCGCACCGGGTCCGAGCGACCGAGCGTCATGGGTCTCTCCGGCACCCCGATCAAGAACTCGGCTCACGAGTATGCGCCGATTCTGCATTTGGTCAACCCGACCTTGTATCCTTCTGAACAGCACTTCATCCAGAGGGAAACAACCCCGGTCGGTTCTGGCTCGCGTTGCATTCTCACCTATCCCGACCGCTTCCACGAGAAAACGAAGGGATTCATTCAACGGTTCACGAGGGCCGAAGTGCTACCTGAGCTACCTGCAATTTCCAGAATGTTCCGTCACGCCGAGATGGGTGGGGACGTTCTGGAGCGCTACAAGGCGGTGATCAAGGAGTTCCAAGAATTTATGTCCGACGTTGAGGAAATCAACTTCAAGGACATAAGCAACATTCTCGGATACTTCTCCAGAATGCGGCGGCTGACCGGAGAAGCGAAAGTTCCGGCAGCCACGGAGTTCGTTGAAGAATTTCTCACGTCCACCGACCGCAAGTTGGTCATATTCACGCATCACAATTCAACTCGCAAGATGCTCTACGCCGGTCTCTCCCGGCTCATCGACGAATTGAACAAGAGCGGTGAGTATGGCACGTTCGAACTTCCTCTCATGCTTATCTCGGACCTGACAATGGAGCAAAGGCAAGACGTGCTTGCCGAGTTCAAGGGTGTCAGGACTGAGAGAAGCTACGACGCGGAGAACAAACCGGTTCTGCTCGAAGTTCCAACCGGCAAGAATTTCCGCATCATGATCGCATCCACGCAGAGCGCAGGCGAAGGGCTGAACATGCAGTTCTGCTCCGACTGCCTCATGATGGAGCGACAGTGGAATCCCTCCAACGAAGAGCAGGCTGAAGCACGGTTTCCCCGACCGGGTCAGCTGGCCGACAAGATCATGGCGACCTACCTGATCGCCGCAGGTTCGATCGACGACTTCCTGACCGAGCTAGTCGAGAGGAAGCGTAGCATTCTCCACGCGACTCTGGATAACGTGGAGACAATTTGGGACGAGTCAGACCTCATGAGAGATTTGGCCGACGTTCTGAATCGCAACGGTCTCAAGAAATGGGCAGCCTAACTCGAGATTGGGGTCTTCGGACCCCTTTCTTTTTTCTCTGGTGAATATGGATAAAAGCGTTCCCCGTCGGCATACTCCAAAAGGCAAGGAATTCTGTGATGTGCCGGGCACTTCTTGCCTCTATGGTCCTGATGACCTCTGTATTAACTGTGCGCGAGAGAAAGGGTGGCGCGTCAGAGGACGCCCTCGATCTGGTCGACACATTCAATACGGCAACAAGACGATTTACGTGCGCGACTTCTCCAAGTGGGATAAAGCCATCGAGATGGCGAAGGCCCAAGGGATCAGCGTTTCTACTCTAATCGAATACGCGCTGGAGCGCCTGTTCGAGCCAGAGTCAGCATCGCAGGACAAGTTGCGTCGCATCGCAGAGATTCTCGCTGAGTAGTTCGAGGAATGCCCTGCCTGTGAGGGTATTCTTGGGTCTATGTCGGCAACCGGAACTGGAACTGGAGTCTCATCTTGCACGGAAAAGCGTCAGCGGTTCAGATGGCGCTCTCCGATCTTCCTTCAATGGAGACGGAGAGGCAGTGGGCACGTCTTACAGTTACTCCCCACATGGTCGCCATCTACTACGGTCCCATTCATTCCAACGGATTCGAGGAGGCCGCCATCGGCTCCTTGAGCTACTTCCCACAACCCGATGGCTCGGTCATGAAAGTGCGAGGGAGGCACTGTGGTTAACTGTCGTGCATGTTTAGAACCACAGCACTGCTCTTGCTTATGCTCCATCTGCGAGCAAGCGCGGAGGTTAATGAGTAACAGGGTAGACAAGGGCAAGGTCGCCCAGATGCAGGAAAGTCTCAGAGGCGAATTCGAAGCAATGCTGAATGTCCACACGGATCGCATCGCACAACTGGAAGAACAGATCAATGTGTTGCAGCAGACGATTCGTCAGTTGGGTGACGGCCTTGCTGAAGCGGCGGGAGTGAACGAAGAACTGAAGCAGGAATTGAATGCCGAGCGGCTGGAAGTCATCGGCGCTATTGCTCGCAAGGAAGCCGCGATGCGTGAGAGCGCGGCCAAGGAGGAGGTCATCATCAACCAGCTTCACAACCTCGGCGAGTTGCGTCGGGAACTTGATGCGCTGAAGGCGGAGGTGCGATGAAATCACGAAGGACTTACTTAAACTGGCAGGGAGGCTCCGCAACCTAGCGGGGATCTAATGCACCAAATGCTTACGTCAAAACAGCGGGATTACAAGTGGTCGCTCGTTTACTCGGGTAAGACCCAGAGCTACCAGCTTACCGAGCACCGGCTCATTGACGGCGAGTGGGTCAAGCTCAACTCGTCGGAATGGGACACGATCAACTCCGTTCTCAGTCACATCGAGGTCACGAACGAGAAGCGGTTGAAGGACGGGAGGCCGTAATGGGATACCTGTTCGCGATGGGTCGTTGCCTCTCCTGTGGGGCGATGGTAAGTTTCAACCCACGCAAGGTCCCATCCATCAAGGGAGAACCAATCTGTCAGTCGTGCTTCGAGCGTTGGTGCAAGCTGCATCCCGACTCACCGAGGCCCGACATCACCGGGGCGTATGAGCCTATCTCAGAGGAGGAACTCTGATGAAACAGGCTGGGAAAAACAAGCGGGTATCAACTCCGAGGCTACCGAAAAGGAGAGTCATGGTTTACAAGGTTTCAGACTTGAAGGCAGACATTGCTGGCCTTCCCGACGACGAGGAGATTGTGGTCGTTGTGGAGAACGAGCCGGACTACGAAGGTGACGCCATCGAATTGGAGGAGGGCGACATCCTCAACATCCAAGAGGCGGGTGGCTACGTCCGGGGGATGCGAGTTATCCGAGCGAGACCTCGGTGAGCGTATTCTTCAAGGTTCACTGTCCCTCCTGTGGCAGAGAACGCTCAGAGGAATTCGAGTGCTACACCGAGCAGGAGTTCCGGATCAGATGGGACAGGTGGGCACAGGGTCGGCATGTCAACGAGGCATTTCCAGAACTCTCCCCTAGACAACGGGAGGCCATGCAGACTGGAGTATGCGACTCTTGTTGGGAGAAGATCTTTGACGAACCCTCTACCAAAGGTTAAACAGCTTCCCCGTGAGCAAATCGTTGACGACATCTGCCAGCTCATACTGGTGATGCCGCTCACGAGGAGGCAGGTCGAGCAGCTCTACGACGCAATCACTCAGCGGAGGGAGAAGGAGAACCAGTAATGTGGGACCCGACTAAGTTCGACGGGATGTCGGTAGGTTTTTCTTCTGAAGGCACTAGGGTCTTCAAGTGCAGTGATTTTCCAAAAGAGAATTGCTGCACTTGTTGCCACACAAACAACTTCATCATTGCCATCTATCCGTGGTCATGCTATTCGGTCACGAAGAACCGGATGCCTGACCTCGGAGCTGGTGTCCGTGCTGAAGTTTGCTGTGGTCAATTCAACGGCGTAAGGCTCCTGCCAAGAGAATGGTGGATTTACCGATATGCCGAAAAAGAAGGTTGGAGTCAAGAAGAGGCAGAAAGGCTCTGTCACGCGGCCCCGAACGACTACTACAAAGTCTGGGGCCAAATCTCGGACTCCCATTACGCTAAGACCCCTGCAACTCGAACTGGGGCAAGTGCTAGACCTAGAACATCTAACAAGGCACCCTCTGGACTCAGAAGTAGGCTCAACGCGGACTCCAAGTGTCCCTCCTGCGGGTCAACTTGGGACCGAGCAATCTGCAACCAATGCGGATACGAAGGGTAGCTATCCCATAACTGTTCGGCAGGCGAACGCTTTGCTCGCTGAACTTGGACACTGTTGGATCACAGACCACGAGGTAATAAACCTTCTAGTAGATCTAGAAAAGTGGATCGTCAATAAGGAGTAGAAATGGCAAAGAGAATTAAGATTCGGAAAGACTCACACGTTCTCCTTCCAAGGAGCGTGGCTCGGCTCTTCCCGAAGGTCACAGTTGCTGTCGATGCAGACCAGTCTGTCGATATCAAGGTGTCGAAGAAGGACTGCACAGAGGCAAAGCAGATGGACCCATCCGAGTGCGCGTTGGCTCGGGCGGTTCGTCGAGACATGGAGGCTGACGGTGCTATCATCGGTCTCTCCTCGTCCTATATCATCCGAGGGAACAAAGCGATTCGCTTCTCGACCCCGGAGCGCGTGCAGAGAGAGATAGTATCATTCGACCGCAACCACGATTTCGCACCCGGAGATTACTTCCTGACTCCCAAGTCGCCTTCCTCGAGGATGGGTGCGCCACAATACAAGAAGAAAGCAGCACCAACGTCTGGAGCGAAGGTGGCTAAGAGGAAGGTGCATCATCCTGACCGCGTTCGGATTCTCATGCGAGGGGTCGAGTAATGCTCCTCACCTTCCGTGTCGCCGCTCCTCTTGGCCGAGCGAAAGAGTTCCAGGTCAAGCTCCTCGAAAACATGAAGCTCACTGACCTCAGGATTGTCTGGGAGATGGAGCAGTTCCTCAACGAGAAAACGGACCACCGCTGGCACATCAATGTCATTGGTGGTCCTGAGGACGCCGAGATCACAAAGAAGGAATAAATGAGGAATATCGCCATTGACTCGCAGATCCTGAACACCTTGGTCTCGTGTGGGCGCAAGGTCAAGATGCAGTTCATAGACAACTGGCGCCCCACAGAGAAGGCGGAGGCTCTGGAGAAGGGCGATTTGATGCATAAGATGCTCGCTTATTACCTCCGTGGTAAGAAGGCGGGCATGACCACGACGGACGCGGATCATGCGCTCCTGATCGCTGGTGCCATTGCAGAGGGGAGAAAGGAATACCTCCCCATGCAACTCTCTGTCGCGACTGCCGAGGAGGACATTAAGCAATTCAAGGAGAACGTCCTCTATTGGCAGCGCGACGGCTGGAAGGTTCTCGAAGTCGAGCAGAGCTTTTCCAAGGTCATTTACGAGAGGCCGGACACCCCAACGAGGCCCGGTCTCACCATTGCCTACGAGGGAATCATCGACGCCATCGTAGAGCATCCCTCACCCCACGGTATCTACATCGTGGACCACAAGACAGCATCTCGTCGGTCCAATCCCAACAAGCTGTCTAACCAGTTCATGGGTTATTGTTGGGCGCTCAACATGAATCAGGTCATCATCAACAAGATCGGATTCCAGAAGTCGATTCCGGCGTCCGAAAGGTTTCAGCGTCAGTTCATCTCATACGAGCGGGAGCTGATTCGGGAATGGGTTCAGCAGACGATCTATTGGGCACATGTCCTTGTCGGCTACATCGACCAGAACTACTTCCCGCCCAACTTCACGTCCTGCGACAAGTATTCAGGGTGCATCTTTCAACAGGTGTGCTGCTCGATACCACAGGTGCGCGAATTCAAGCTCAACTCTCAATACTATCAGGGTGATCCGTGGTCGCCGCACACCCGAGACAAGAAGGAGGAGGCCGTTGGCGAGACAGAGGCGTAGCGCCACCTCACTGAAGTGGGGTCACGACGTTCATAAGTATATCAAAGTAACCTTCAACCGGGAGGGGACCTCCACACTCTGGAAGTGCATCCTCACCAACTGCGGGCACTATCTGGTCAACGAGATGGTTCTCGGTAGGCAGTGCGTCTGCCATCGTTGCGAAAACATCTTCGAGATGACTCGGAAGAATCTCGACCAGCGCAAGCCACATTGTGTCACCTGCACCCGACCGGCAAACACGAAGGGGAGAAAGACCGAAGGCGAGGCAGAGATCACACAGATTCTAAACAACCTTGACGATCTCCTGAGGGTTGATTGATGCATCCTGAACTTGCAGCTCACATCAAAGACCTACAATTACGGAGGTCGGTGCTCCTCCGTAATATTGGCATCACTGTCATCGGGAGAACTTTGGAGTTTGCAGAGGACTCACTCAAGGCGCTAGGAGAGATTAGTGTCGATGAGTGGAAGAATGCTGTCAAGAACGTCTTTTGCGAGGAAATGGACAAACTCTGATGCCAAACGTGTTCGACATTGTGCTAGGGGGTCGCATCATGGCCCTCTTTATCAGCGACAATGGGAACGGGAAAACTGTCGCAGCAGGGTCGTTTCCCGGCCCCATTAAGTTCTTCGACTTCGACGGGAGAATGCAGCCGTTGAAGCTGTTCTATCCCAATAGGAGGGACATCACCTATGACCTCGTTGGAATGGAAGCCATCCGACCCGGCCCGAACTTCCCCGGTTGTATCTCGTTCATGGATTTCGCGCGAGAGTTTGAAGACCTCCAGGATCGGTGTCCTTGGGAGACGGTTGTGGTCGATTCTATCACAGCTCTTACTGCCACGGCTGTAGGTTTTCAACTCGGAATTAAGTCCAAAGAGGGAAAAGGGAAGAAGCTTACAAGCGGAATCCAAGTCCCCTCCTGGGACGAGTTCAATGGAGAGACTTCGGTCGTCCAGCAAATTCTCGACGTGTCCAAGGTTCTCCCCTGCAACGTCATCTTCACTGCTCACCCGGTCGACAAGAGCGTAGACGTTGGGGGTGGCACTCTCA